AAGGTCACGGGGCAGCCTTTTGACGGGCAGACAAAAGGGCTCACTGGGAGCATAGCTATTATCGGACATTTTAAGCGAAATGTCAAGCGGTAAAAAACGCAGGCGGCGGCCTGCTTTGGAGACTCGGTAAGGGTATTAAGTTTAGAACCGATACCGGGCGGGGAAGGGCAGAGAAAATGGCATATATGCAGCGGACCGTTGTGGCCGGGCGGACGATGGAGGTCGAAAAGTATCTCCTGTTTCCGAAGCCGCACCACCGGAAAGGCGAACGGACGAGTCCGACGTCGGCACAGATGGAAAAGGTGAACGAGCGGAATGCCAGGAAGAAGCTGCGGCATCTGGTCAACGCCAATTTCGGCGAAGGGGATCTGTTCCTGCTTTTGACATACCGGGGAGATCCGCCGGATCCGGAGACAGCGAAGAAAAACCTGAAGAAGTTCCTGCGGAAGATGAGGAAGCTGTACGGGGCATCAGAGCTGGAGTTGAAGTACATCGTGACGACCGAGTGCCGGGCGAAGCGGATCCACCACCATCTGGTCGTCAACAAGGCGGATGTGGGCGAGATCCGGAAGCTGTGGAACACGGGTTCCTCCGGCTGAGCGTGCTGGACGGCAGCGGAGATTACCATCTGCTGGCGGATTACCTGATCAAGGAGACATCCAGGACGTTCCGGGAGATGCCCACCAAGAAGCGGTGGACAGCATCGAGGAACCTTGTGCGGCCGAAGGAAAAAGTCAAAAAGGTGAAGCGCAGCCGCTTCCGGGATCCGCCGCCGGCAGAGATCCGCGGCTATCGGCTCATGCACACCGAGAGATGGGTGGATGAGTGGAGCGGGGAGATGCATCAGGTGGGGTACTACTTGAGAAATTAAGCCAACGCAGAAACGTGTTGGACGAGCGTTAAGCTGAATTTTAATCAAAACGCAAAGGAGAAAATCAAAATGAGAGTTTTGAAGAACGAACCTGGAAGAAGGCCCGATACAAAGGCCAAGGCCTTTGCCATGGCAAGAATGCTCCCGATACGCCTCTTGCGAGGCTTAATCTGCAAGAACGCGCGCGTTCTTGCGGGCTAAACCTCCGAAGGAGGTGTGCCGAAGGACCGCATTCTCGCACGTGAGTGAAAGGACGGTAAGTGTATGAGAGTTTTGAAAATTGAACCTGGAAAGGAACCGATCGTCATCAACATCGAGAACACCCTCGAGTCGCTGCAGGGACAGGTGGGCGGATATATCGAGACGGTGACCGTTTTCGAGGACGCGGCGCTGATCGTGGACGAGGAAGGGAAGCTGAAGGGCAAGCCGTTCAACTTTGCCTTCTGCGGACAACGGCTCGTCGGCGTGGTGCTGGCGGTCGGCGTGGACGAGGAGGAGTTCTGCGACGTGCCCAAGGCGGCAGAGGAATTTCTGAACGGCTTTGTGCTGGCGAAGAGAAGGATGGGGGAATCTGACATGACATCTATCGGCGAGAGAATCAGAGCGGCGAGGAAAGCCAAGGGCATGACGCAGAGAGAACTCGCGGAAAGAACGGGATATACATCCCGGTCGACAATAGCAAAGATCGAAGCCGGAGTGAACGACATCCCGAGCTCTCAAGTTGCGTCTTTTGCGGATGCTTTAGGCTGCACAGCAGCGTACTTGATGGGACAGGCGGAAGAAGAGGGAGGAAGAGGTATGAGAGAAATTCTTTTTAGAGGTAAACGCATCAGCGACGGCAAGTGGGTGTATGGGGCGTTTTCGGAGTATGATGTAAGCATGGACGAACGTGGGGAAATCACCGTTTACCGTGACCCCTGCATCATCGATTACTCTGACGAACTTCGCTGGAATGAGGTTGACCCCGAAACCGTTGGACAGTATACCGGGCTGACCGACAAGAACGACAGGAAGATCTTCGAGGGGGATGTGATAGAGTGCTGGAGCGAGGGTGTAAAGGCCCGAGGAACGGTGCAGCAGACCATCGGCGGACTGTGGATCATCTATCCGGCGTGGCAGAAACGCATCCAGTGGGGGTTATGTCCCCGCGCAGACGGCTCGACTGATGTCGAAATCATCGGCAACATCCATGACAACCCGGAGATGATGGAGGAGGAAGAGGCGTGAAACGCAACGACACGGTGATCGACATAATCAGAGAGAAGCTGATGGAGATGGCGAACAGCACGAAGCTTGGGGTCAAAAGACAGGGCACAGCATATGAGGCCGCCGAGATCATCGCCCAGCTGGTGAGGGAAAGAGACGAGGCGAGGGAGAAGGCAACTGAGCTGCTCTCACAGCTGATGCGGAAGCAGGACGAGGAGGAAGAGTGATGGAGCTGAAGTGGGCCGAAGGCGTGAAGCCGGTGGAGCGGATCGTGCTGACCAGACCGATCGTTGCCGAGCTTGACGGCGGGAAGGTCAAGATCAACGTCCGGGCGGCGGTGATCGAGGCCGCGGACAAAGTCGTTGCGGATGCGGTGATCCAGACGGCCATTGCGGACGGTGTGGCGGAGCTTTATCTGCTGGACAGGGAGTTTGTGCTGGAGGCAGTCAGAGAGAAGATCGAGAGGGAGAACGGCCCTCTCAGGCGTTGCGGCGCCAGCTCCCCCGGAGTGGGAGCCGAGGAAAACGGGGAGGAAGAGCCGAGGCCGGAGGGAAAGTGGGAACCGCAAGAGGGACTTGATGGCGAAGAGTTTTGGCGGTGTTCTAACTGCGGCGACGATTTTTGGTTTGAATACAATCCCACCGAGCCGCCTTTTGCCGTGAATTATTGTTCCAGCTGCGGTGCAAGGATGGAGGAATAAATATGTCTGAATGGAGAGCGGCTTATACAAACGATTACGGTGAATATGAGATCACCTTTGAGAGCAAAGATCGGGCAAAGACAAAAGCTGTTGAAAAGGTCTGCTGTGCGATCATTGATGGGTTGGTTAAATCGCCTGAGGATGTGATTGTTGGGGCGAGGCCGAAGGGGAAATGGGAATTTATAGACGGCGAGTGGACTGACTATGAATGCTCTGAGTGCGGAAGTCAGAGTACTCAGGAATCATTGTACTGCCCCAGCTGCGGTGCCAGAATGGAGGAAACGGTATGCCGGGATGGCTGATCATTGTGCTGGCGGCAGCGGCGATCCTTTACCTCGGGGCACTTTTTGTCGAGGCAATTCCGGATCCCGATCCGCTGGAGTACGACGAGGACTGGGAGGAGGAAGAAGGATGAACAATCTGATGGAGCGGATCGTCCGGGACAATATCGGGCGGATGCAGAAGCTGTGCGAAGCAAAGGAAACGCCGAAGAACGTCAGACGGGTGGCGGTGAAGGCGGCGCAGGATCTGGCCGTGCTGCTGATGATGCTGGAGAGGGGGAAGGAGGGGTGAAGGCGAGACTGCACAGCCTGACGCCGGAGCTGCAGGCGATGGTGCTCAGGGAGCTGGACGAGCAGAGCAAGCTGGAGCGGGGATTTATTGCCCAGCAGATGGTGATGCTGATGCTTTATGTGATGGCTTCGCCGCCCTATGACTGGGGGCGGATGCGACTGGAGAGGCTGTTTGAACAGATCGACAGCACGATGGAGGAGCTTGTGCGGGTGTACGGCGCGGATTGCTGGCCGGACAAGATCATCTCTGACCTCAAGCGGCGGGGCCTGACTTTTGAGGATGACGGCTGGATGGCGGAGCGGGAGGCCAACCGGGCGCTTGGCGCCAAAGCGGATCCTGCGAAGGTGCCGGTGCTGCACATCGATCACGAGAAGGTGCTGAGCGAGATGCGGCAGTTTGTGGCCGCTCCCGCGCCCGTAAGGAGGAAGAAAAATGGAAATGATCAGCAGGAATGAAACGCTGAAGGTGCTGGAAGAGGCGAAGAACTGGATCCTGAAAAGCGGGAAACTGGAAGCTTTCGGGATGGTCGTGAACCTGCTGGACCGGGTGAAGGCGCTGGAGGTGAAGGAGGTGAAGGACGGTGCTGAGTGACGAGGAAGTGCTGGAGGCGGTGCGGATCCGGCTGAAGAACGGCCGGTGGAAGGACGCCGGCGACGCGCTGGGAATGTCGGTATCGGGCATTTATGCGGCAGTGTATGAGCGGATCTTTGCGGAAAAGCGGGCGAGAGGGGCAGACCTTTATCCCAACGTGCGCAGATGGATGCTGGAGAGTCATGTGAGCTATGAGGACCTAGCGGCCAACGCGGGGTATGCCATTGCGACGGTCAAAGAGCAGCTTAACGGCCGGTCGAGGATGAGCGAAGCTCTGGCAAGGACGATCAGGGAACTGTCGGGCATGAGCGAGGAAGAAATCAGGCAGACAAAGGAGACGGAGAAAGATGATTGAGAAAAACGAAGAGAAGACCAGAGAGCTGTGCGAACTGCGGCAGAAGGCTGAGGAGAAGCTGCTGCCGGCCGAGTGGATGGTGGGCATGACGCTGGCCCACACAGAGGAGGGCGTAAAGGCTTCTATTGCAATCGATCCTCTGACCCTCGAGGTCATGGCCGCGGTCAGGGGGAAAGAGAAGGCTGACGCATGGGCAAAGAAGAGCCAGGAGATCCTGCGCAGAGCCGGCAGTGAGCTGGCGAAGGCGCTGGCGGAAGCTCTGGGCACCGAGGCAAGGAGAGCGGAGCGCGATGACTGAGAAGGACAAGCAGGCCGCGCTCAGACGGCGGTCGAAGCAGCTGGTGGAGGCATTTACCGACGCATCGCGGCATCATATGGCGCTGCTCTGGATCTCGAGCGCGGAGGGCGGCGTGAAGGCGAGGATCAATCTGGATCCGCTGACCCTTGAAGCGATCGAAGAATTATTCGGCCGAGAGCGGGCGGAGAATTGGGCTGACAAAGTGACCGATATCCTGAGAAAGGCAGCGGAGGACGTTGCCAGAGAGTTTGCGCTGCTGGGCGGAAACAAATTTGAGATCAGAACGGAGGAATTGAGTCGTGATTGAGAAAAAGGGCGGGCTTTACTACATGACCTGTGACCGCTGCGGCAAGGAGCTGGAGGGGCAGAAGACCTTTCAGGGGGCCGTGGAGCTGAAGCGGGAGAGCGGCTGGAGATCGGTGCCGATGGCGGACGGATGGAAGGACAGATGTGTCGAATGTGCGGCAGAGGTGGCCGCGCGCAAACAGCGCGAAAAAGAACGACTGCGCCAGATGAGCGGGAAAGGGAGAAGGAGATGAAGCCGATCAGAATGCTGTTATCACTGGCGGGACTGGCGGCTGTATCGGCCGGCGGCGTTGTGCTGGGCAACATGATCAATCTGTTCGCGCCCTTCTGGGTTCTGCTGGTGATCTCCTATGCCATGATCGCATGGCTGATCCTGATGCTGATCCAGATGATCCGGCGGGAGAGAAAGATGCGGCGGATCGAGCGGGAGGTCGAGGAAGCTTATAACGAGTTTCTGGAAGACAAACGGAAGTTTGCGGGGATCGTGATCTATGAGGTTTTTGCTGGAAATCGAGAAGAATGAGCCGGGATTTGTGACGGTATCGGTGATGTACCGGAACATCTGCTTTGCAGAGCGGGTGAAGGTGCAGGACCGGGAACGGGCGGCCGCTGACATGATCGAGCGGCTGTACAGGGAAATCGCGGCGGGTTATGACAAACGGAGGGCAGAAAATGAGGCACAGGGAAAAGATCGGGACGGACGTCAAGCAGAAGGCAGTGACGATGATCACTCAGGGCACGGACGTGCTGGAGACGGCGGAAAGGCTGGGACTGAAGGGGCAGACGGTGGCGACCGGATGGAAACGGTGGCGGAAGGAGCTGGGGATGGACATCCCGGACAGGGAACGGCGCGAGGCGGTGCGGCTGATCGGTGACGGGTGCAACCCCGATCAGGCGGCGGCACAGCTGGGGCTGGACCCCGAGGTGGTGGTCAGATGGTGGAAGCAGTGGCGGGACGATGTGCACCGGGAACTGCCGGAGTATCTGCGGCCGATGATGCGGGATGCCGGCGACGAGAATGCCGTGGTGTCGAGAGCGGAAGACGGGGAGGTTGAAGCAACAACCGAGCTGGACGAAGCAGCAACTGAAGCAGCAACTGAAGCAGCAACTGAGGCAACAACTGAGGCGGAAACTGAGGTCCTCTCCGACCGCCTGACGGCGGTCACCTCCCCCGGAGTGGGAGGCGAGAAGGGAGCGGAAGACGGGGAGGCGGCTGAAATGACTGAACCGGAAAAAGAGACTGAAAAGGGGGCAGACGGAATGGCAGAGAAAAAGAACGGGCTGGACGAGACGATCGGGCTGATCAGGGCGGTGGACGAGCTGCTCACCGGGTATCTCAGCGAGGGGAAGACGGTGCAGGCGGCGCAGATCCGTGTGGACGACGACAACTGGTTTGAGCTGATGCTGACCCAGACCGAGGAGGGACGCAGACAGGCACGGCTTTCGGTGCGGGTGACGCTGGAGGGGGAAGAGAATGTTTAAGGTGACGGTCACGCCGGTGAAGGTCTTCCGGCGGCCGGCGTGGGAGATCATTGTTACGGGCGGGTCGGGATCCAGATCGATGATGTATGTCCCGCCCCACGGCACAACGAAGAAGGCACGGGCACGGGCGATCGACGAGCGGGTCGAGATGCTGAAAGAAGACCTGATGGCGGCGGAAAACGAGTATCACAGGAGGAAGGGCGATGGCTGAGAACAGGCACACAAAGCAGCTCCATGCGCAGGCCTTGCGGGCGGATCGGGATGTGCAGGAATGGCGGCTCATCGTCTACAGCGGCGGGGCGGTGACGCTGGACAAGACGGTCAGGAGCAAGAAGGCGGCGCAGGTGATCTGGAACAAGTACCGGGAGGGCGACTGCTGGGTCGAGTGTTATGCCGACGGGCGGAAGCTCAGGTGGATCGAGGCGGAGCGCAGCCTGATGGGGTACGTACACTGCCGAATGAAGAAAGGGGGAGACGGGCGTGATCTGTGACAACGAACACTGCCCCAGCGGGGTAAAGACGCCGGCGGGATGTCCGGCGCTGGGAAGCTGTGCCAACGCTCTGCCGGTGAAGACGGTGATGGACGCGCTGCGGGATCCGGAGGTGCTGATCGAGCTTTTGGACGAGGTCTGGGCCTGCCACGAACCCTGGACGGGGTGGGCGTGCAGATGCTGCGAAGCGAACGGCCTGCCGACCTGTGATCTGGGCAGCTGCCCGTGGGCCGGCAAGGACAGAGAGCTGATCAGGACCTGGCTCGGGCTGCCGGAAAGGGTGGGATTGCCCCATGCAGAAGAAACATAAAGTGAGATTGACGGTCAGGGTCACAAGCCAGACGGCCTATAACCTTGAAAAACTGGCGAGAATGAGCGGGCTGAGCGTCGGTCAGGTGATCGATAAACTGACGAGAGACAGAATGGTATCGCTGAAAGGAAGCAGAGATGAGTAGGAAGAAAACGGCGGCAGATCTTAAGCAGAAGGCCGTGGAGCTGATGAAGGCCGGCAGTGCGCCGGAAGACGCGGCAAAGGAGACGGGCATCGGCGTGACGACGATCCGGACACAGTGGCGCAAATGGGCGGCTGAGTCGGGGGTCGAGGTAAAGGAGACGCGGGTGCGGCCGGAGACGGTGCCGCTGGAGGTACGGGAGAAGGTCGTGCAGATGCGGCTGCAGGGAGTGTCCAATGTGCGGGTGGCGGTGGAGACGGGATTGAGCGAGAGCGCGATCCAGGCACACTGGCGGCACTGGGCGGTGGGTCTTGGCATCACGCCGCCGGCAACAAAGCACCGGGAAGGCAAGGACGACGGTCTGATCATCCTCAAGGCAAAGCGGCGGGCGGTGCTTTTGAAAAATCAGAGCTGGCGGACGAAGGCCGTGGCGGCGGAGACGGGGCTGGACGAGCGGGAGATCGAGACCGAGTGGCGGAGATGGGGGCAGGAGTTCGGGATCCCGATCCAGCCCCAGAGGCCCAAGGAGGAGCCGCCCAGAAACGGCGAGGTCGTGACCTATTGGGTCAAGCCGGAGCGGGCGGGGAAGTGACCGGAAATTCGGGAGATTTTTTTAATCTTGACAAAAAGAACGGATGTTCCGATAATGAGGTGAGCTGTACAGGCGGATCATCCAGGCGAAAAGCATCAGCGCGGGAAGCGGACCGCGTTGGTGCTTTTTGCGCATAAATGACGGAAAAGGGGTGAGGACGATGGCAAAAAAAGAACTTCGCCGGCTGCCGGGAAGCGGAAGAAAGGCACCGGCGCGGGCGGAAAGCGGCTGACAAAATATGACACCCATGTGCTGCCGAGGCTTCTGGAGATCGAGGCCTGGGCCAGAGACGGCCTGATCGACGAGGACATCGCCCACAACCTCGGGGTCGCTTATTCGACCTTTTGCGAGTACAAAAAGAGGCCGGAACTTTCGGAGGCCCTAAAAAAGAGCAAGGCGGTGGCCGACATCATCGTCGAAAATGCGCTGTTCAAAAAGGCCTGCGGGTACACGGTAGAGGTGAAAAAACCTTTAAGTGCAAGGTGATCGAGTACGACGAGACGACGGGCCGGAAGATCCGGGAGGAAGAAGAGCTGCGGGAAGGGTATGATCAGGTGCACGTCCCGGCGGACACCACGGCACAGATCTATTGGCTGAACAACCGCAAGCCGGAGAAATGGCGGCAGAAACAGGAGCAGCTGATCAGGCACGAGGACTTGACCATCGAGGTCGAGTTTGACGATGTGGACGGGATCGGCGTATGAAGGTACGGCTGCACAGACCGTTTCCGCAGCAGAAGCTTTTTATGCAGTCGACTGCCAGGCACACGGCCTTCGGCGGGGCCAGAGGCGGCGGAAAGAGTGACGCCGCGAGAAGCAAGGCGGTATTGCTGGCGATCAACTATCCCGGCATCCAGATCCTGTTCCTCAGACGGCAGCTCACCGACCTCAGGGAAAACCATCTTCTGCCGCTCTTAAAGATCCTGAACGGTGTGGCGGTGTACAAGAGTCAGGAAAAGGAGTTTCTGTTCCCGAACGGCAGCCGGATCGTCATGAGCTATTGCGACGCGGAGAGAGACGCCCTGAAATATCAGGGCCAGAGCTACGACGTGATCTTTCTGGAGGAGGCAACGCAGTTCTCACTCCAGCAGTACGACCTGATCCGCCTGGCGAACCGTCCGAGCGGGCTCTGCAAGGGGTTCAAGCCCCGGATGTACTACACCTGTAACCCGGGCGGCGTGGGCCATGACTGGGTCAAGCGGCTTTTTATCGACCGTAAATTCACGGCGAAGGAGAAGCCGGAAAATTACGCTTTTATCCCGTCGAGGGTGTATGACAACCCCTTTATCATGCAGAACGACGAGGACTATGTGGCCGAGCTGGAGAGCCTTCCGGAAGACCTGAGGAAGGCGTATCTGGACGGAAACTGGGACGTATTCGAGGGGCAGTATTTCCGTGAGTTTGACAGAGAGATCCATGTGGTCAAAGCGCGTCCTCCGGAGAAGGGAACGACGATCTATCGGACGCTGGACTATGGTCTGGACAAGCTGGCGTGCTACTGGATCAGCGTGGACAGCTTCGGCCGGGCGTACGTCTACAGAGAAATCTGGGAGAGCGATCTGATCATCAGCGCGGCGGCGAAGCGGATAAACGAAATGAGCGGCGAAGAGGTGCTTTTGACCTATGCGCCGCCGGACCTGTGGAACCGGAGGCAGGACACCGGAAAAAGCGTCGCGGACATCTTTGCGGAGCACGGGGTCGTGCTGACCAAGGCCAGCAACGACCGGATCGCCGGGTGGATGGAGATGCACGAGTGGCTGACGCCGAAGCCGGACGAGTTCGGCGGGAAGAGTCCCAGGCTGACCATCAGCGAGGCTTGTCCCGATCTGATCAGGAGCATTCCGGCACTGATCCACGACAAGAAGGTGCCCGGGGATGTATCGGGGGAGCCGCACGAATTCACCCACGGTCCCGACGCGATCAGGTATTTCATCGCCGGCAGACCGGCACGGGTGGAGGAAAGTGCGGGCGCGGACGACGGATTGGAAGAGTTCCTGTCGTACGGGGTTTAAGGCGGGCGAGAACGCGGCCATCCAAAGCCCAAAGGGGTTTATGGCGAAGTTCTGCAGAACTTCGAGCGTTCTTGCGGACTAAACCCCGAAGGGGTGTGTCTGAGGCATCGGCGCAGCCGATGTATCGGGTCTGGAAGAATTTTTGGATTATGGAGTGTGAGGCCCTCTCAGCCTCGCAGGCTCGGCAGCTCCCCCAGAGGGGGAGCCAAGGGGTAGAGAAAGGACGGAAGAGTGTGAAATATTGGGAACAGGTGCGGGCGCTGGAGAATGAATGTGAGCATCTGAGGGCGCGGTGCGGGAAGATGGAAGCGATCCTCAGAGAGAGGATGCGGGAGGAGAACGATTTCTCGTGGGCGCTGAAAATGCTGAAAGAGGGCCGGATTCTCAGGCGGAAAGGCTGGCACGGCAAGGGCATCTGGATCGCCCTGCAGCGGCCTGACGAGCACTCGAAGATGACACTGCCTTATCTGTACATCGTAACCAATGGATTGGAATCGGACAATGAGACGGCGGTCAGGGGTACTGCGCCGTGGCTGGCAAGTCAGACCGATCTGCTGGCTGAGGACTGGGAGGTCATGGAATGAGTTTCAGAATTTTCGGGCTGGCGGTGGTGCCGGCGGCGTATTTCGACCGGCTGGAGAGCGTCAAGGACGAGCTGATCGATCTGGAGATCAGACGCAGACGGGAAAAGGAAGACGCAGCCGATGCGCTGAAGACGGCGCTCAAGAGCAAAGAGCGTTGGAAAAAGACTGCGGGCGAGATGGCGGAAGGGCTGGAAAAGGCGCAGGAGATGCTGATCCGGGAGCGGGAAGGCCGGGAAAGTGCCGAGACCGAGCTGGAAAAGGCGATGCTGGCGCTGAAGACGGCGGAAGACCGGCTGGAAGAGGCGGGCAAGGAGCTGAAGGCATACCGGGAGATGGGGACGACTCTGCAGGAGTGGGTCAATCTGCTGGGGTATGACGGATCCAGACAGGAGCCTGTCAGTGAGTCTGACAAAGAGGACAAATGAGCGGGGAGGATTTGAGGGAGACGGACAATCCCTCAGTCGCAGCTTCGCTGCGCCAGCTCCCAGACTAAGCCGCGCAGCGGCGTGTCTATGTACCAAGGGAGCCTAAGAGAGAAGAGGAGGGTGAAGCGTGAAGCACAATGTGACGCCGGCGAGGGTGCGGGCGGAGTATGAAAAGAGCGTCAGCTATAACCAGACGCTGAAGCTTTACGAGCGGGTGGAGCAGAACGAGCATTTCTTCGTGGGCAACCAGTGGGAGGGCGTCAACGCGCCCAACCTCGAGAAGCCGGTGATCAACATCATCAAGAGGGTCATCCTGTATTTTATCGCCAATATCGTGTCGGACGATATCAGCGTGGGTGCGGAGGCCTTCGGCGGGACGGCTGAGGACGAGCAGATCGTGAAGATCGTCACCGGCGAGGTCGACCGGGTGCTGGAGCAGACCAAGGCGAGGAGCCTGAACCGCAAGCTCCTGAGAGACTGCGCGGTGGACGGCGACGCCTGCCTTTTTGTCAATTTCGATCCCAACGCCAGGGTGGGCGACGGCGAGAGCGTGACCCAGGGCGAGATCGTGCTGGAAAAGGTGGACAACACCAACATCTATTTCGGCAACCCCGAGTGCTCGGAGGTGCAGAAACAGCCGTGGATCATCATCATGCAGCGCCGGACGATCGAGGACATCAGGAGAGAGGCCGAGGAACGGGGCGTTGGGGAGCTGGAGATCCAGGAGGACACGGATGCCAACGGCGTCAACCTTGAGAACGAGAGCGGGAAGGCAACGGTGCTGATCCGGCTGTGGCGGGAAAAGGGTGTGGTCTGGATCTGCAAGACGGTGGGCGATCAGTATCTGATGGAGCCGACCGAGCTGGGGTACCGGCTGTATCCGGTGGCATACATGAGCTGGGACGAGATCAAGAACTGCTATCACGGGCAGGCGGCGGTCACCGGTATCATCCCCAACCAGATCTATGTCAACAAGATCTTTGCCATGTGCATGGAGCACATCAAAAAGACAGCGTTTCCGAAACTTTTGTATAACCGGCAGCTGATCCCCGGCGGGCTGACCAACCGGGTGGGCGAGGCCGTGGGCGTCAACGGCGACCCCCAGAACGCGGTGGCCTCCACCTTCCGGGCGCCGGAGATGAGTGGGCAGATCCTGCCGCTGGTGGAAAAGATCATCGAGTATACCAGAGAGATGATGGGTGCATCGGACGCGGCGCTGGGCAACATCCGGCCGGAGAACACATCGGCGATCGTGGCCGTGCAGAAGAGCGCCGCCCTGCCGCTTGAGCTGAACAAGATGGCCTTTTATCAGTTTGTCGAAGATTATGTGCGGGTGTTCCTGGACATCATGCGGGTCAACTACGGCCGCCGGCCGGTGCGGATCACCGGTGAAGACGGCACGGCGCAGGAGATCGTGTTTGACTTTGCGGCGCTGGAGCAGCTGCACATGAAGCTTGACGTCAACATCGGCGCTTCGACCTATTGGAGCGAGGTCATGCAGATCCAGACTGTCGACAACCTTTATGCCAAGGGGATCATCCAGGACGCAGTGCTTTATCTGGAGAGCATCCCGGACGGGTATATCCGCAACAAGGCAAAGATCGTCGAGGAGCTGAAGAGACGGCAGGAACCCCTTACAAACGCCGGAGCAGCTGCGCTGCCCGTCGTTTGACTTGGCAAGAAACCTCGCGGTTCGACGAACCGCGCCATAGACACGCCCTTCGGGCTTAGTCTGGATGTCGGTTTCTTGCACGCGGGCGGAAGACGGGAGAAACGGAGGGGGACGACGATCCCTCAGTCGCCTGCGGCGACAGCTCCCTTTGCTCAAGGGAGGCTTTAAGAGGAGGAAACGGAAATGATGTGTCCGTATTGCAGAATCGTGACCAGGATCGAGAGGCAGCGGGTGGAGGTGGAGGGGGACGAGAGTCCCGACACCGAGACCAAGGTCTACAGAGTGCTGAGCTTTGTCTGCCGCAACCCCAAGTGTGAGCATCACGGGGAAGAGGTCGGCGAGGATAAAGTGAAGATCAATTAAGCGTTCACCGGGACGAAACCAGTCCCGTGACAGATAGAAAGGAGCAGACATGGAAGAAAATACCATTGACACCATGGAGGCAGAGGACCTCTCGTTTGATGCGGAAGACTGGGCGGAGGATACCACTGCGCCTGACGGAAGCGCGGGCGAGGGAGATGGAGCGGAAGCTGCAGAGGAAGCTCCTGCGGCGGAGGAGGCTCCGGCAGAAGAAGCCCTGGAAGGGCTGACCATCAAGTACAACGGCGCGGAGATGACTCTGAGCCGTGAGCAGGCGGTCACGCTGGCCCAGAAGGGCATGAACTACGACAAGATCATCGCCGAGCGGGACAGGCTGAGAGAGGCCCCCGAGATCGCGCTGGTCAGACGGATGGCGGAAGTCAACGGGATGACCCCCGAGCAGTATATGCAGGCGCTGGAACAGGCAGAAACCAGGCAGAAGGTGCAGGCATATGTGCAGCAGGGTGCGTCCGAAGAGATGGCCAGACGGATGGTCCAGCTTGAGGCAGAACAGAAGCAGCACGCACAGGCAGAGGCGGCGAGACAGTCCAACGACGCGAGAAAGAGCCAGATCAGGGCACAGGTGGAGGAGTTCCACCGGGCATATCCCGATGTGACGGAATTTCCCCCCGCAGTAATGGCGCGGATCAGAGAGGGCGAGCACCCCGTCGCAGCCTATCGTGCATTTCAGATCGAACAGATGAGCGCGGAGATCAAGGCGCTGAAGGAACAGCAGGCGGCCAAGGCCGTGACCGAGAAGAACAGGGCGAAGGCCGTGGGATCGGTATCGGGCGGCGGCGCTGCGGCAGATCCGATGATGGATGCTTTTGATTCAGTTTTCAGTTAAGGGAAAACGTGTCGGGCATCGGCGAGAAACCGACATCCAGCCCACAGGGCTATGGTTCGGACGGAAGTCCGAAAGGTTTCTTGCCATGGCAAACCCCGCAGGGGTTTGTATCGGGATGCCTTCGATTCGGTGTTCAGCTGACAGAAAAGAAAGGACAGATTTAAATGGCAGTATATCTTCATGACAAGTTTGCCCCCAAGATCGAGAAGGCTTTCCGCGAGCGCTCGGTCGTAAAGGCAAGATTTTCCAACCGCTACAGCTTTGACGGTGTGCGCACGCTGAAGGTCATGAGCCTTGAGACCAGTGAGCTGGTCGATTACAGCCGCACCGGTTCCAACCGCTACGGCAACCCCACCGAGGTGCAGGACACCTATCAGAGCATCACCCTGGAAAAGGACAGAGCCTTTTCCAAGACCATCGACAAGGGCAACCATGCCGATCAGGGCGGTCTGAAGGCAGCCGGCACCTTTATGGGTCTGCAGGTGCAGGAGCGCTATATCCCCGAGTTTGACGGCTATATCCTCAATATGCTGGCCGCCAAGGCCGGCACCATTGTCGCCAACGCCACCACCCTGACCAAGTCCAACGTGCTGACCCAGATCGGCAACGGCATGGCCGCACTGGATGACGCAGAGGTCCCCGCCGACGGCAGAACCATCTGGGTCAAGGCCAGCGTCTTCAACCTGATCCGCATGAGTGACGAGTTTGTCAAGATCGAGCCCCTCGGCCTGAAGGGCATCAAGGACGGCCGCGTCGGTGAGCTGTTCGGTGCTGATGTGGTCAAGGTTCCCGCCGGCAGATGGCCCGCAGGCGTCAACTTTATCATCGCCCACAAGGACAGCGCTGTCTGTGCCGAGAAGATCCACGACACCAAGATCCACGACGATCCTCCCGGCATCAACGGCCACCTGATCGAGGGCCGCTTCTATTACGGCGGCGCCGTTCTGGCAGCCAAGGCCGGCGGCGTATATGCAGAAGTTACCGGCACTGTACTGGTTGCTCCCAGCATCGGCACCACCGGCGCCATCACCGGCGCTTCCGGTGCGACCTTCTGGTATACCACTGACGGCTCTGACCCCCGTTATTCCGGCACCAGAAAGACCGGCACCCAGTCCGACGTGACCGCCGCCGGCACCGTGGTCAAGGCATATGCCACCAAGACCGGCAGCTGGGACAGCCCCGTCACCACTGTTGTCCTCACCTGACGGCGACGACAACACATGGCAAGAATGCTCGAACCTCTGCAAAGGTTCGTTATAGCCCTTCGGGCTGGATAAACGCATTCTTGCCGGGGTGGGCGGAAGACGGAAGGCTGTGGGGGAACGGACAATCCCTCAGTCGCCTGCGGCGACAGCTCCCTTTACACAAGGGAGCCTATAGGTGAAACAACAGAACTTCTACCGGTAAACCGATACAAACGCCAAGGCGTTTGCCATGGCAAGAAACCTCGCGGACTTCCATCCGCGCCATAGCCCCTGCGGGGCTGGATGTCGGTTTCTCGCCGGGGTGGGTGAAACAACAACCTGAGTCTGGAAAACCAGCAGGCGCAGGGAGCGGAAAAGGCTCCTTGCGCCTTTTTCAATAGGAGGTGAGAGGAATGACGGTGAAAGATGCGTATTATCTGGCGCTGGCGCAGCTGGGTGAGCCGAGGAGCAGTGAGGGCGACCATGAGGAAGACGTGATCGTCGGGAAGGTCAACGCGCTGATCTGGGAGCTGTGGCCGTATTCGGAGGCGATCCGGGCGGCGGAAGGAAAGGAACCGGGCGCGATCCGCGGGGTGACGGTGCTGGAGGACGAGCTGCCGCTGGAGGAAAAGATCGTGCGGATGCCGATGGTGTACGGCCTTGCGTCGGGGATGGCGTTTGATGACGACGACCTGAACAGGGCGAGTTTTTACAATGATCTCAAAAATGAGTATCTGGCGAAGAGCCTGCCGGCGGTTGTCGGCGAGATCGAGGACGTGTATTAAGGAGGGGGAGAAATGAGCTTTACGAAGATCGGAGCGGAGGACCTTGCCGGGAAGGGTGTGGTCGGTCTGCCCGATGCGCCCGGACTCTCTGCGGCGGAGATGCAGCGGAGGATGGACGAGATCGCAAAGGAAGTGATCGTTCCGGCCTTCAACCGGCTGATCGGGGAGCTGGGCGCGGAAGGCGCGGCGGCGCTGATCGGCGCGAAGGACGGGGAAGAGACCAGTACCGTGCAGGCGGTGATGGAGAAGCTGACCGATGCCCTTGCGGAGAAGGTTGCGGCCGAGATGCTGAAGACGGCGGACGGTGCCGGAATGGTCGGCGCGAAGGACGGCGAGGAGACGAGCGATGTGCAGACCCTGCTGGACGCGCTGAAGAAGAGCATCACCGACCAGACCGCCGAAGCGCTGAAGGCGGCAAAAAAGTACACCGACGACAAGGCTTTTGCGGCCGGATCGGCAGATATGGCCAAAAGTGTGTATGACCCGAACGGACATGAGGAGGATGTGTTTGCTTATGCGGCGGCGCTGGTGAATAATGTAAAGCTCAATGTGGCAGATGGCCTGGGCGGCAAGCTGGACGGTGTCACCCTGACCCATACCAAGAGCGGCACGGTGCATCGGCTGACCGGTCTGGGCGGCTTGACCGGTCTGATCAGCGCACAGTTCAAGGCGGCCGCCGCCATTACCGAGGGCGACACGCTGACTGTCGACGGCGTGAGCTATACCGCCCGGATGACCAACGGCGAGGCACTGGCAACTGATTTCTGGATCACCGGCGCGACCGTGGGCTGCATCATCGACACGGGGGGCAAGACGGTAAATTTTAAAGGCGGCGGGGGCGTTAAGCTGCCCGCCCTGACCAACCCGGCGACTGCTGCGCAGATCATTCAGGGCTATCAGGCCATCAACGGCGAGGGCGTACCGATGGAGGGAACGGCGGGAGCAGGCATCACAAAAGCTGCCACGGCGGCCGAAATTTTCACGGGATATCAGGCGCTCAATGCGGAGGGCGTACCGATGGAGGGAACGGCGAAGAAGTATGGCGTTTACACGGGAACGATAACGAGTGTCACCAGTGAGGGGGATTCGGCCACGCTGAACCTGAGCGGAAATATTGTCAGCCTTTGTTTCACAAGTGTCAGTGATCCGGCTGTTACCGCCTGTTTTACCGCTGACAATCTGGACAAAACCATTCACGCTTTCGGCGGGTCTTCGGCGGGAAGGCGCGCCTTTACGGTGTCGAAGTCTGGGACGACGTATCAGATAAACGGGCGGGAGTTTGCAGCCACATACTGTACCAATGGAGTTAAATGGACATATGTCCGCCAGGAATAAGGAGGAGATTGCATGAACACTCTTGTAATTTATGACGAGACCGGTGCAGTGATCGGCACCATGACCGGCAAAGAATACGGCGCGGTCGGAACCGCTGTGGTCGAAGTCCCCGACGGCTATGAGGTGACCGGCGTCAATGTCGAGACCGGCGAGGCGATCCTGACAGACAAGGCTGCCACCGAGGCGGAGAGAACCGCCGCCATCGAGCGGCAGATGATGCAGGCGGCGGCCGGCCATGAGGGCAGTTATGAAGACCCGATCCCCTTTGTCTATGGCATGGCAGTGGAGACGGGCAAGCATTACAGCTTCGGCGGCGAGATCTATATCTGGAGCAGCGGCGAATGTCCTGCCTGTGTCTGGATGCCGGACAGCGGCATCTGGGAGTGGCGGAAGGCTGCGGATCCCGAAGCGTCCGGCGCGGCGGACGATCCCGTCCCCGCCGAGAGGGGAATGGAGTACACCTACGGTCTCTACTACCTCGACCCGGAGGATGACGGTATCTATCTCTGCACCAGAGCGGGGGAGGAGAAGGGCGGCAAGGTCGTGCTGCAGTATCTGCCCCATGAGCTTGTGGGGCAGTATTTTGAGGTGATGTGATGGAGGGAGTGATGGCCGCCATCTCGCTGGTGGCCGGTCTTTGCGGCATTGCCTTTGGCGTGGCGGGCTTTCTGCGGGGAAAGAAGGCCGACGACGGCGCCGAGGGCAGGCAGGACGGCCAGATCCTGACCGAGCTGGGGTACATCAAAGGCGGCATCGATGATGTCAAGAACGAACAGCGGGAACAGCGAAAGATCAACACCGAGTTCGTGACCCGGCTGACCGCCGTCGAAGCGTCGGCCAAGCAGGCCCACAAGCGGCTGGATCAGATCGAGTTCGGCCATGTGCAGGAGAGGAGAGATTGATGTGAGGATCGGACTTCTTGAGATCTCGAAGGGGGAGCCGCCCCGGTTTCTGACCAGAGTGATCCGGTCGAGCATCCGGTCGGTGATGCTGTATACCATCGCCGCATTCGTGATGATCTGGGTGACCGGGAATCCGCCGCCCGACGCGCTGACCATCGCCTATTTCGGCTATTGGAGTTTCGAGAACGGTGCGGCGGCGCTGATCAGGATCAAGGAAAAGCGGGAAGAAGAGGAGAAAGGGAAGAAAGAGGTGAAGACGGATGAACTGGAACGACCTTAAACGGAAGCTCTCCAGCCGGAAGTTCTGGGCGGCAGTGGCCGGCCTGGTGTCGGCGGTGCTGGTGGTGATGAACTACGGCGAGAACGAGATCACCCAGGCGGTCAGCGTTGTGTCGGCTGCGGGCGTGCTGATCGCCTATATCTTTGCGGAGGGCAGCGTGGACGCGGCAAGGGAGAAGGGCGACACCCAACAAAGCTCTGACGAGCTTTGACTTGGCAAGAACACTCGAACCTCTGCAGAGGTTCGTCATAAACCCTTCGGGTTTGGATGACCGTGTTCTCGCAGGAAGGAAAATGAAATGACCAACAGTGAATTTATCGCAAAGGTCGCCCGATACAAAAGCCTGCGGCTTTTGCCATGGCAAGAATGCTCGCGGTCCGATGAACCGCGCCATAGCTCCTGCGGAGCTGGATGTCGCATTCTTGCGGAGAGGAGCATTACATGACGAACAGCGAATTCATCCAGAAGGTTGCTTCTCTTGCCGTTGATGACTGGAAGAAGAAAAAGGTGATCCTGCCCAGCGTGACCATTGCCCAGGCGATCCTCGAAAGCGGATGGGGCAGATCGACCCTGACCGTCAAGGGCAATGCTCTCTTCGGCATCAAGGCGGGGAGCAGCTGGAAGGGGAAGCGGATGAGCTGCAAAACATGGGAGATCTATGACGGCAAGCGGGTGGATATCACCGATGCCTTCCGCGCCTATGAGTCTTGGGAGGAATCTGTAGCTGATCACAGCGCCTTCCTCGGCAGTCTCAGCCGGTACAGAAACATCGTCGGCAACACCGACGCGGAAGAGGTGTGCAAACTTCTGCAGCAGGACGGATATGCGACGGCGACCGATTATGCCGCCAGCCTGAAAAAGCTGATCCGGCAGTATGACCTGACGAAGTATGACATCATCGACGGATGGAAGCAGAAGCTGGGGCAGTGGATGTATTACAAAGACGGGGAACCGCTGAAAGATCAGTGGATCGAAGACGGCGGATACTGGTACCGGCTGGGGAGCAGCGGCGTGATGATGACGGGGCTGCAGCAGATCGGGGGGAAGCTTTATATGTTCAACCCGAAGCGGGCGCACGGCGTGCCGACGGGGGCGATGATCGTGACGGATGAGAAGGGGGCTGTGAAAGATGGCTAAGATACCGGGCGGAAATGTTCCGAAGACACAGGCGGTGATCGACCGGTTCCGAGGAGTGGATCTGCACAACTCGGCCAGCAACGTGGACGATTCCCGCAGTCCGGATGCGCCCAACATGATCAGGGACGTGCCCGGCAAGGTGCGCAAGCGGATGGGGTACCGGACGGAAAAGACCTATGACGGGCGGATCAACGGCAGGCATCTTCTGCGGACACCGGAGGGAGATCACGAGCTGATCCATGCGGGCGAGTATCTCTATCGGGACGGCGAGATCATCCGCGCCGGCCTGAACGACGAGCGGAGCCGGGGATGGCAGCTGAACGGAAGGCTCTATATCGTTGACGGACGGGAAGTGCTGGTGTATGACGACAAGGGGATCCGGCCGGCCAGCGAAGGAGCCTATGTGCCGACCATTGTGATCTCGCGCGATCCGGACGGCGGCGGCGTCAGCTATGAGCCGATCAATCTGCTGGGCGACCGGCAGACGGACAGCTTTCTCGGGAGAGCAAACATCAAGGAATATCAGCTGTCGATGGCGGAGCTGACTGACCAGACGGTGGAGGCGAAGAAGATGGCGGTGGACGGCAGCTGGATCGAGCTGGCCGAGGGCACCGACTTTACCGTTGACAGAGCGACCGGCACGGTGACCTTTTCGACGGCGCCGGGGGCAAGCCCCATGGACGGCATGGACAACGTGACGATCACCTATTCG